CTTCAATGTATATCGTGAACCGAAAGAAGGAAATAGTTATGTGGTTTCAGTTGATGTTTCTGAAGGAATAGGAAAAGATTATAGCATCATCAATGTTTTTGATATTACTAATCAGCCATATGAACAAGTTGCCATCTATCGAAATAATCTCATCCCACCATTGATGTTGGCTGATGTCGCTCATAAAATTTTATGTATGTATAACAATGCTTTTTGTATCATTGAAGCGAACGGGGTCGGCAAGATTGTAGCTGATAATTTATATTTTGATTATGAATATGATAACATGCTTACCAGTCGTTCTAAAGACGGCGAAAACGTTATCAGTAGCAACGGCGATGTAATAGGTTTACGTCAAACGAAAAGAACAAAAATTATTGGTTGTAATGCTCTAAAGACAATGATCGAAAGCAACACGCTTTTGATACATGATTTCATGACTGTGCAAGAACTCAGCACTTTTGTTAAAAGGCATAATACATATATAGCAGAAGAAGGTAAAACGGATGATATTGTTATGACTTTGGTGATGTTTTGTTGGTTTACAACTCAGCTATACTTCGAGTATCTTACAGATGTAAACGTCAGAGATTTAATTAAAAGTAATTATTTGAAAGTTGAGGAGAATAACCATCTGATTTTTGGTTTTTATGACGACGGGATAAATGAAATTGATGGAGTTATAGAGGATTCAACTCTCTTGAAAAAATAAATATTCCCGGAGACATCTTCTTGGTTGGCAAAAACGAATTTAGGAGATTTAGATGGCAAATGTAACACAACTTAGCCCTGGGGTCACTATCAAAGAAGTTGACCTCACTAATTTTTTACCCAATACTGGTGTAAGTGGCGGTGCGTTTGTTGGCCAGTTTATCTGGGGTCCAGTGATGAAATACACCATCATGGATGATGTTAATGATCTTATCAGAACTTTTGGTAAGCCGACGGACGCAAATTACGTTGATTGGTACACGGCCAGCAATTTTTTAGCGTATACAAACAACTTGAATATCATTCGAGTTATAGATAGTACAGCTAAAAACGCAACTGCAGACGGTCTTGGTTTACTTATAAAAAATGAGACTCATTTTCAGACTGTTTTTGGCACGAATCAATCCGCTTTATTCGCTGCTCGTTATCCTGGCGTACTCGGCAATAGTTTAAAAGTTAGCATGGCTGATTCTGCGACTTTCTCGACATGGGATTATAAAGATCATTTTGATTTTGCTCCTGGTACAAGTGAGTTTGCTGCCGCACTTGGCGCTTCTAATGATGAGGTCCACATTGTTGTGGTCGATGAAGATGGTTTGTTTACAGGTATACCTGGAACAGTTTTAGAAAAATATGCTTTCTTGAGTAAAGCTTCTGATGCGAAACAGCTAGATGGGTCGCCCGCTTTCTATGGGAACGTACTGAACAATCAGAGTCACTATGTCTATTACTTGGGAGCTCCTTCTGATGCCGATTTAGCCACCAATCTTAAAGTAACAAGCGTGAATATTACTGCTGGTGGGGCTGGCTATACTACCGCGACGGTCACATTTTCGTCTGCTCCTACAGGTGGCGTAACTGCTACTGGTACCGCTGTCATTACGGGCGGTGTTATCACGGCTATCAATATCACAAACCCCGGTTCTGGCTATTTGACTGCTCCGACGATCACTATTACAGGTGATGGCTCGGGTGCCACTGCAACTGCAGTTATGGGGGATGTTGATGCAGATGACTGGGCTCAGACTGCCTTAGATGAAAATGGACATCCTCGTAAATTCGCCAGTCTCGCTGGCCAATTTAATAGGAGTTTATCTGGAGGCGCTAATGGTGCCGCTCCGACAAGTGCAGATTTGATTGCGGGCTGGGACATGTTCCGCAATTCTGAAGAGGTTGATGTGAGCTTACTTATTATGGGAGCTGCGGGCGGTCCCGCTGCTAGCACTACGGTTATTCGCCATGTAATTGATAACGTTGCTGAAGCTCGTAAAGATTGTATGGTGTTCTTTAGTCCAGATCTACAAGATGTTCTGAATAGGACGCAAACAGAAGCGACCACTAATGTTGTCGCTAAGCGTACAAATATTGCTCGCGATTCGAGTTATGCTGTAATGGATAGTGGTTGGAAACTTCAGTACGATGTATTTTTCGACAAGTATCGATGGATTCCTCTGAATGCTGACGTCGCAGGATTATGTGCCAGTACTGACCAGAATTATGATCCTTGGTGGAGCCCCGCAGGATTTAATCGCGGAAAGGTTAAGAATGTTGTCAGTCTTGCATTCAATCCCAACAAGACTTCACGAGATGAATTATACAAGAATAATATTAATCCTGTAGTTACTTTCACAGGCGAAGGTACTGTGCTTTATGGTGATAAGACGCTACAACCTAAAGCCAGTGCGTTTAGTTTTATTAATGTACGTCGTTTGTTTATTATACTCGAGAAGATAGTTTCTAGAGCTGCTAAATATCAGCTGTTTGAGTTCAATGATCAGTTTACACGAGCTCAGTTCAAGAATATGATTGAACCGTTCTTACGTGAAGTTAAAGGCCGGCGAGGCATTTATGATTTTGTTGTAGTTTGCGATGAAACGAATAATACTCCTGAAGTTATCGACAGGGGTGAATTTGTGGCTAGTATATTCATCAAACCAGCTCGCAGTATCAATTACATCACGCTTAACTTCGTTGCCGTCCGGACAGGAGTTGAGTTTACTGAAGTGGTGGGATCAGTTTAAATTAGGAGATTAGAAGATGCCGAATCCTAGTATCAACAGTTTTATCGCTAATTTTCATGGGGGTGGAGCTCGTCCTAACCTCTATGAAGTGATTTTAACATTCCCTGCATTAGTTTCGAATCCGTTTGCTACTTTGAAGGCTAGTTTTACCTGTAAAGCTGCGACTATACCTGCCAGTAATATCGGATCTATTGATGTTCCTTATATGGGGCGAGTCGCAAAAGTCGCAGGTGATAAGACTTTTGATGATTGGACTGTAACGGTTATCAATGATACTGATTTTAGTGTTCGCGATACTTTTGAGCGTTGGTTGGATCGTATCAGCGGCCATGAAAGCAACGTTTCTGCAACTGGCTGGGAAAATCCTTCTAATTATTATGCGAATGCAATTGTGCGCCAATTCGGGCGTGAGCATCAAGTACTGAAAGAATATTTTATTGAAGGTATGTTTCCAACGCAAGTCGGTGAAATTCAATTAGGTTATGACCAAAATGATCAGATTGAAGAGTTTCAAGTTACTTTTGCGATTAATTACTGGATTTCTAATAATACAACCTAAAGATGAAATGGGGAGGTGAAATTCCTCCCCTATTATTTTTAATCTAATTGAGGATTGTTGATGGAAATCTTCGGTTTTAGTATTACGAAGAATAAGAATAAAGCTAAGTTAGACACATTCCAGGTTGAACCTGATGCCTCAGCTGAAGTTCTGAGTGGCGCATCTGCTGGAGTTGTGTTATACAATTATGATCTTGTTACGGTTCCTGAAAATGAAGCAGAATTAATCAGAACTTACCGCAGAATTTCTTTAAGCCCGGATATTGATTTAGCACTCACTGAAATAAAAAATGAGATTTTTATTTTTGATGTGCCTGGCCGACGTGCTATTGATATTGGATTTATTAACGATTCTGAATTGAGCGAAACATTACAGAAGAAAATAGTTGAAGAATTCGTTAATGTATATGATATACTTGATTTTAGTAACAATGGTTTGACGTTGTTTATGGATTGGTATATTGATGGAAGATTATTTTTACACAAAGTTATTGATTCAGCCAACCCTAAAGAAGGCATTAAGAAAATTGTTTCTATTGATCCATTGAAGATCAAAAAAGTTCGCGAAATTCCTAAGCCTGATGAAAAAGGAATTTACAATATAGCTGACATCATCGAATATTATGTTTATGTTGATTCACCGAATGGCATAAACAAAGCAACTCAAGCAGAAATAAACCGCGGACTTAAAATTCAATCAGATGCTATTGCATATTCTGATAGCGGAATCTACGATAAAAATTCAAATTGCGTGCTCAGCTATCTACACAAAGCAATTGTCCCTTTCAATAATCTTCGCTTGATGGAAGATAGTCTTATCATTTATCGGGTGAGTCGCGCTCCTGAACGTAGAGTAATTTATGTGGATGTAGGCAACCTTCCTAAGAATAAAGCTGAACAATACATTCATGATTTAATGAATCGGTTCAAGAACAAACTCGTTTATGATAGCAAGACAGGTAGCGTTGCTGATAGAAAAAACGTGCTGAGTATGATTGAGGATTATTGGTTACCGCGCCGCGAAGGAGGTCGAGGAACAGAAATTTCAACGCTTCCTGGTGGTGATAATCTCGGTATTGTCGATGATGTGAATTATTTTAAGAAGAAGCTGTATCAAAGTTTGAATGTTCCTATAAGTCGATTTTTAGACGATGCTCCTACTTTTATTTTCGGTAAGGGGGTAGAAATAAATCGCGACGAGTATCGTTTCAAGAAATTCATAGATCGGTTGCGTCAGCGTTTCATGATAATCTTTGAAGATTTATTGAGAACGCAGCTGCTTCTCAAAAAAATTATTACTGAACAAGATTGGGAAGGTATACGCCGTAATATTCAGTGGATATATGCTGAAGATAATAATTTCGTTGAATTCAAAGAAAGCGAAGTTTTAAATAACAGAGTCAACACTCTAACGCAAATCGATCCGTTCGTGGGCAAATACTTTACTCGAGAATGGGTTATGAAAAATGTATTACGTATGAGTGACGTTGAGGTTCAAGAACTAATTCAAAAATTTGGCGCAGATTCAGAAAATAATTCTGAAGTTGAAAATGAATCTGAATAACAAGTAAGATTTTAAGGAGAAGCCGTGGATAAGCAAGAGTTTGTAAACAAAATTGCAGACAGCATAAAACAAAATAATTCTTTAGAGTTCCATAAAGTATTCGCTGAGCGTCTGAATGAATTATTGTGCCAGAAGACGACGCAACTAAAAGAAGATGAAGATGTTGATCCAGAAATGGATGCAGTAACGAAAATTCAGGTGGCGGCTAAGAATTATGGCGCAGGTGAAGTGTCGTATGATCAAGGGGTACTTATTGCTGTTTTGCGTAACAAGCAAGCTGCTATTGAATTCAGTGATTGGCTCGAAGATTGCGATTGTGTTGATAGTTATGGCATGGAAGTAATTCATAACAAACCTCTAAAAGGATATTTTGATAAGGATGACGTTGATATTGATTCTATAACTGATGATCGCAATTTTCAATTCCTGTTTACAATTTACCTCGTCCCTGAACTTGTGCAGTATGCTCCTTATGAGGGTGAGGAAGATGAAGAAGAGTATGACGAAGACGAGTATGATGAGGATGATAAGGAAGAAATGAGTGAAAGTGTTGAAAATATCAATGAAGTAGAACGTAAAATTAAAGTGACTTCAAGGGGCCAGAAGTGGATCAAAATGCAATGTCCTCGAGGATTCAAATGGAACCCTGAAACAAAGGCCTGCGAGAAAATTTCTGGTGCTGAATTAGCAAATATGCGCAAGGCAATTCGCAAGGCGTTGATAACGAAAAAATCTCTTGGCAATGTATATCGCATGCGAATCATTCGTAAAATGAAAAAAGCCTTGCGTTATCGGAAACAGATGGGTTTATCGGTGTAGAGCCATGAAACTCTTAGTCGAATTAAACGATAGTTTAGATGTACAAGTATTGACTGAAGGTACTGGGAAGGAAAAACAATACTTTATTGAAGGTGTGTTTCTGCAAGGTGAAGTCAAGAATAAAAATGGGCGTTTATATCCTATAGAGGTATTACGCAAGGAAGCTGGTCGTTATATCAAGGAGTATGTTGAGGCTAACCGCGCTCTTGGTGAATTAGGGCATCCTACTAATCCTTCTATTAATCTTGACAGGGTTTCCCATAAAATCATTAGCTTACAAGAGGACGGCAATAATATTGTCGGGAAAGCCAAGATTATGGACACCCCATATGGGAAAATTGTTAAAAGTTTAATGGACGAAGGAGTTAAGTTTGGGGTTAGCAGTCGGGGGTTAGGCAGTCTTCGTGAAAAGAATGGCATTAAAGTAGTTTGTGAAGATTTTTATCTTGTTACTGCAGCGGATATCGTAGCCGATCCCTCTGCACCTGATGCGTTCGTCACTAACATTATGGAAAATAAAGAATGGGTTTGGGAAAATGGGAAATTAATTGAACGTGAAGTGGAAATTAAAAACATTATAAATAAAACAGCGAAAAAAGGTAAATTAAATGAAGAAAATTTGATTAAAATTTTCGAATATATTTTATCACAAGTCTAAGGAGAACTCATGGAT